TGTCCTTCTCCTCAGGAGTAATAAGTTCCTTATCAACCATCTCTGAAACGATAGTATGGACCTTATTCATCTTCTCACGAAGTGACTGTTCAAGCTTTATCTGACGAAGCTGAGCCTCAAGAGCTAGCTCACGTTCAGAAGGAGTTACCTCAACAACAGGTTCCGGCTTAGGAGCTTCAGGAGTTACTTCTGCCTTCTTTTCCATCTCAGGCATCTCCTCCTTTTTCTCTTCAACCTTCTCTTCCTTCTCGGGCTTCTCTTCTGGCTTCTCTTCCTTCTTCTCAGCTTTCTCCTCTGCCTTGGCTGCCTTCTCAGCATCCTTAGCTGCCTTATCCTCTTCCTTCTCACGGGCAGCGTCTGCCTTCTCGGCTTCCTTAGCATCAGCAGCTTGCTGCTTCTCGAAGGCTGCTTCTAACTTCTCAACAGCCTTTCGAACAGCTTCTACTGGCTTGCGGAGTTTGTCACTGGGTGACATCTTCTCAAGAAGCTTTATCATCATCTCAAGCTTCTCTTCGTCAGACATCTCTGCGATGGGTTTCATCGGTACATCTGCTTCAGGAGCGGCTGATACTTCTGCAGCCATCTCAGCTGGTACTTCAGCTGGCATCTCAGCTGGTACTTCAGCTGGAGGTGCCATTAGATCAGCAGGAACGGGCTCTGCAGTCTTAGCAATTGGAGTTTCCTTCTCTGCGGCCTTCTCCATATACTCAGACTTAGCCTTAGGCCCACCACCACCTGCTGGCTTGTATTGATCTTTACCTACGGACTTTGAAGCAGGTGATTCATCACCCTTTGCCCAAGAAGGTCCTGCAGCTGCAGCTGGAGCGGCTCCACCAGACATATCAACTCCCTCTGGTAGATCCTTCATCTTAGCCTTATGCTCATCAGCGGCTGGAGTATATTGATCCTTACCAACGCTCTTCTGAGAGGGCCACTCTTCGCCCTTCCCAACCTGTCCCCGCTGTGCCGGAGGTGCAGGCTTAGTGTTTAGGTCAATTCCTTCTGGGTGAGACTTTGCGGCTTCCGTATAAATAGTTGCATTAGTAATCTTCGCAACCTTATCGAGACCCTCTTCCTCTAGACGCTGAAGTAGTGTTTCACCGTAGTCAGCGGACGTTGCATAATCAACAACGTCAGAAAGACGAGTCTTCCATGTAGTACCAAGTGTTGCCTTAAGAACCGGCTTACCAGACTCAGTTACTACCCAGTAAGATTCCTCAACAGCCGGCTTGGCAACGAAAATTGCTTTATAATTCTTTTTTGCCTCAACCTTAGGGGCTTCAACCTTAGGTGCCTCAGGAGTAGGCATGATGGGCTTCTCTTCTGGCTTAGGAGCCTCAGGAACCACCTCTGCCTTAACTTCTACTTTCTCCTCAATCTTGGCCTCTACCTTCGGTGCCTCGACAGGCTTCTCTTCAACCTTGGCTATTTCCTCTACCTTAGTCTCTGGAGCAGGTACAACTTCAGCTTTGATCTCAACGTTCTTATTCATGTAATCTAGTAAGTCTAGGTAGTCAAGCGCAGATAGTTTTTCTGAAAATAGTTTCTTAATGCGCGACTGCTTAGACTCTACCTCCTTTGGAATTTGTGGGGTTGGCGTAGCGGTTTCCTCTACTATGTCCCCCTTTTGGGTCTCTTCAGCCATTTTAATTAAGTCCTCCAAACCTTTTAACATCTCGGGTGTTGCGGTTCCTTGCGCTGCGTCCTGCTTTAGCTTTGCGATGATCTGTACAATTTTAGCGTTATTCCATGCCGGTACATTAACCACGGATAGCTCCGTGAAGTTCAACCCTTGGTTTATCGCATACGCCGTTGCACGACTTCCTTTTTTAATTCCGTAATCAGGGAAGTCCATCTCCGCGATATATTCCTTGAGAAGTCCTTTCGACATGTGATGACACTTGCCATCTTGATCAGAATGAATAGTGTGACCACAAATCGAGCACGTAGAACTTTCTACAGAACAACCCATACTGCAAGAGTCTAAAATACCTGTTGAAATCTGTCTTGCGAGCTCTGGGTGGGCTACTGCATCAATTTTTGCAAGACACTCAATATACTTTTCTCCAGTGTCTTTATCAACAACAGGATAAGCATCCAATACCTTTCCTATTGCATTCCGGGGATCACCAGAATCATGATTTAAAAAGAGGCTGCGACCAACGAAAGAAGAGAAACTTTTTAGAAGTTGTCCCCACGGAAAATAATCGCCATTGCCGTTAGGATCATCCCCAGCAATGGCGCGAGTTGCGAAATAAATAAATTCGCTTGCGTTAGTATTAGCTTCTTTAAGTACAGTCTCTCCTCTAGCTACGTCAGTAAGAGAGCCCCTTCTCGTAATTACAAGTGAAACGCCTGTTTTATATAAAGGCATATTTAAAAGATATACTCTTTGGATATTACTCCGGTTTCCACTTACCTGCTCTTAAGTCGTCCATCAATTTTATAAAATTTTCTAGAATGGCATAGTAATCATCTTTAATTGCCTTTCTATACTGCTCAAAACTTCTGTCGGACATTCCCGACATTCGCCCATAGTCTAAAGACTTACCCATGAGCTTCTGCATAAAAAGTCGTAGTAATTGAGCTTCTTGCGAAAGATCTTCTTCTTTTTCTTCCATATCTTCTCCAATAAAAAGAAGCGACTATTCTATCTTATTATTAAGGAATAGCCGCCTTATCGTTTCGTTTTACGTGAAACCGTAGGCCTAGTACGCAGACTCTATTTTAGATAAGAATATATTATAAGTTTGTCGTGTTGTTTCCGGTAAAGCTTATATAGATCAAGGATTTTCTAAATAGTAAGGTCGTACTGCCCTTTTCTTCTTTTTTAATTTCATAGTTATGCCTTTTTAATAAAGTCAACTGCTTCCGCTTCAGAATTGAAATTTCTTACATGTCTTGTCGAGACAACCCCTTGCCATGTACCCGTTCTCTTATTAAATCTAATTTCCTTCCATTTAGACGTCTCAGGTTCCTTTATTCTTGCAGGAAGAACTTTTGGTTGCTTCCCAGAGGGCATTGTAGGAGGAACCTCAGCAGGTAAATCGGGGACAGCAGAAAGGGGTTTAGAAGGAGCTGCAGCCTCTTTAGTAATAGCACCATCATGTAGTCTAGCAACTGCGACATTAATAAGGTCCCTTAAGTATTCTACTTGTTCTAGAGCAGCCACCTGTTCGTCGCTAAGCTGCTGGTTTCCATATTTATCAAGTAGTTCATGATAGAGAGGATCACTAAAATTAACTATATGACCATCCTGTGTAGAAAATCCCTCTTCGACAGGCTCTTTGATTTCGCCTAAATCTTCAGCTGTTTTAATTATCCACGATGGTAATTTCATATTATTTTCCTTCAGACTCTTTAGTAATTTTAAATTCTTGTACGCCTGCTTCTCTTAATTCCTTTTTAAATTCAGACAGTTCTTCATCTTCTATAGAACCTATTTCTTCAGCAAGACCTTTTGTAAGAAGAAATTCACAAAATCTATCCCACTCTGCAGGAGTCTTAGGATTGCATTTATTGTCTATTATCCAGTCTTCTAAGGCGTCAGCTAATTCTCCCGCATTAGCTATTATAACTAAGCGTGACATAACCACCTCCGATCGTATCTTATTCTATCGGTACTGAATTACAGGTCTTACAGACAGGACATTTAATTTCTAGACTTGAAACCTTAGCGACCATATCTATATCTTTTCTTTTAACACTAATTAGATCATGGTCTATCTTAGCAAGAAGTTTACCACACTTCACACATCTTGCTAAGTTATTTGAACTTACAATCTGTTCCTTTAGTTGTTCAAATTCTTTTTCGTTAGAAACTATAGTCTTAATTTTTTGAGGGGCGCCTATCTTATTAAGTGGCATCTAATTACTCCTAGATTAAGGTGTTGCTATTTCTGGTGCAGGAGCTTCAGGTGGAAGAGGAGCTTCCGGAGCTGCAGGGGCTTCAGGCATTGTTTCCGGAGCAACGGCCATCTCAGGACCAGCCTCTGGCAATTCTCCTAGAGGTAATTCTCCTGGGGCACCTTCAGGTCCCGCAGGCCGAACTGGTTTGAGAGCTCCTTGAGGAATTCTCTTATCTCCCTTATCAAAGACTGTTCCTCTCTCCTTCTCCAACTGCAAACCTTCTGTATCGAAATCAAGCTCAGGGAACTTACCAAAGAACGTCTTGGTACTAATAATACCCTTTGACCACATATCAACAAAGGTCTTTCTTTCTTGATCTCTTTCTTCAATATCAAGAGACTTATACCATGAGATAGTGGGAAGGATATACTTCTTACGACCTCTAACTACTTTATAAAGATTATTCTTAACAGCTAGAGGCATGAAGAAATGTCTAATCATCCAGTTCTCGAATTGATCTCTAATAGCCTTATAGACCATCATAAGTTTATGAAGAGACATTGTTCGAGCGTTAGAGAAAGAAGGACCCTCTCCAAGGATGAGGTTCTTGTTAACGCCTAGACCTACTAGTATCTGATCGTGAATATATTGGTACTGATTAGTAACTTCTGGAAAATAGGACTTTCCCGAGGTTGATAAAGATTCATACTTTACGATTGGAGGGAAGATTAACGCGAACGGAGGATTCTGAACAGCTAAGTTAATAGTGTTCTTAAATGCTTCTAATTCATCTTCCGTTGGCCATATATCTTTAGCGGCATCTCCAACAGTCCATAGTTCAATAGGAAATACATATCTCTGCGCGAAAGCAGCCTGTGCTAACCTAATCCAGTCCTGATAAATTAGAATCTTAAAAAGAGACTGAATGACAGGAGTCCCTCTCGTAGCTGAAGGGTCCGTGATACGAGCAATAGAACTAGTACACTCACTATCTAGAGGAATTAATCTATTATTTAAAATACTCTCTTTAACAACATCAGGAATATTCTTTCTTCTTTCCTCAGCAACAGCATCGGTAGACTTAATTATTTGTTTTAACTCTTCAGTGGGGACTAGTTCGAATCTAGGTTCATCCTCGAAGATCTCCTGACGAATTTCAACAAGTTCGGGCTCTAGAAGAATAAATTTCTCCCAGCGCCACTTGTCTTCCTCTTCATCATGGATCATACTTCCGAAAGGAATAGCTTCTCCGAACTTCCAGTAGCTAAGACTTGCTCGGCGAATGAAATCATAAAGATCAAACTTCTCATTAAAAGCTACATCTTTATAAAATTCTGTTACCGATGGATCTTCAGTAATAATATCAAACTTGGAGAAAGGATAATCCGCATGCATCGTAATAATACTTTGGACATACGCTTCCAAGTTAAAAAAGATACGACACCACTTCAAAATTTCTTGACGTGATTTAGGAAGTAGAAAAGATTCTACCGTTAATTCAGGACTATAGAAGTTAGAAGGAACTTGTGACGTAGGATAAGCTGCTCCACCGCCTCCAATAGACATACCACCAAAGTTACTGGCGGACTTTTCAATAGATCCAGCTTTCGAAATAGTATTCTTGTAAGATGTAGCAGATCCCGTAAAAACTCCAGTCTTCGAGATCCTAGGCGTATTCGACTTTCTCTTTCCCATTTATCTTTCCTCACTAGTGCTAATTAGCCGCTTTTGCTGCTCAGCGATTTTTAGCTGATGTAATTTTAGCTGATCGTTTGCGTACATTAGACTATCAATAACGTAACCTAATTCTGTTAGGTCTGAACTCTCCCTACTAAGAAGTTCATAGGAATCACTCAATTGATAAATCAAAGCAGTGATTCTATTTGTAGTTTCTTCGTAGAGGGCTTTATGCTCTTTCATAGATATTTTTTACCACCGGTATCACCAGGTCTTCTACTTACAATACTTCTCGGTAAATATGTTATTGCAATCTTTGTAGAGGGTCCAGCGGCCTTAAAGGAAGTTCCTTTATCTGCTGCATATATAGCTAAGAGATCGGACATAGCTCCATCATCATGAAGACCAGATGGAGCAGTAATTTTACTATTCAATCCTACGCTCATAGTCCTTTCAAGAGCTAACCACTCATGGTAGTGTTTCCGCATCACCTTATCTCTTTCTAAGTCTTCCATACAGGGATACTTAATACGATCAGCCTGTAATTCAAACTGCATATGATCCGACATAGCATTCTTATAATTCTTTTTAGAAGAGGGTTCTGTTGCGGAAAAAAGGACACCCGCTGCAGGTATCCTTAATCTCTTGAACATCTCCACAGCAGTGATGCCTACGTTACTATAATCAACACATCCGAAGGTGCAGGGGAATTTTCCTGATACCGGATGAACAATGCCCGCTATCTGTTCAATCTGAGAAAGAGTTTCTACCCCCTGCCACTCTTGCGCAAAAACTTTCTGTTTACAATTATCAGGAGTCCTTCTCCATATAACTAGAGATGTAAAGTCCAAATCATATTTTCCCGGAGATAGAGATCCGGAACTGGTATCTAACCCAAAGAAATATTCTTCTCCCTCTTGACGCCCGTGTAAAATATGATGATCCCCTAGCAGCTTTTCTGGCTCGTCTCCTCTTAGGAACGAGTTAGCATCGTCCATCCAAACCATTCCATACTGAGTATTAAATTCAATCTCAGTCATATCTCCATCATAATGGAGTTCAGAATTATCTGGAAACATCTGCACTTTCAGAGATCGGGGAATACGATCTAGAATCTTAATGGGATATTTTATTCCATTAATCTCTTTATAGCCCGACTCTAAAAGAATAGGAGATTGTAACCAATCATGCTTTAAAACTTTATATTTAGTATCAATAAAACTTTTATAAAAATGATTTTTGAAAAGAGGGATTCCAATTTTAATTAACTTGAAAATCTTTTTACTACCCAACATGGGCATTATACGTTCAGACATAGAGCTATTTGTTACACGATGAGCCTCATCAACAACTATAACAGCAAAGTGCCATCCTTCTTGAAGGGAGGTTTCTGCAGCAGACAGAGCTAACATAGTAGCTCCATTTTTAAAGACAAATCTCTCGTTTGTAGTCTTAT